TGAGAATGAATCATTCTGCACAACGGTTCATTGGTTTCTCTGTTACCGTATAATTCTTTTTTATAAATAACTTCTTTGATTTCTTTGGTAATTTTTTCAACTACCCTGTCCTCAACATTTTTACGGATTTCCTTTGCAATTTCTTCCTCATTAATACCAATCGTTACTGGTACGCTGAATACGCTCATTTTCAATTTCCCTCCCCTATAGCTATCACATCACATCCAATAAATACCAATTCCTCATGTTCACTCATTCCATAGCCGACAGATTTTCTTCCTACTTTAAAAAATACATTATTTGTATTAACCGTAACTCCTTCAGTTTTTTCCATATAATCAGAAACAATAGCTTTCAAAATATCTTCATTTAAGAAAGTCTTTCTTTCGACTATTGGATGTTCTTTTGGCATATATTCAAGCCATGTCTCTACACCTTTGTATTCTTTTCCTAGTGTGTCAGTCCATTCGCCATTTCCAGTATATGCAAGCATGATGATTTTTTCAGAGTTTTTCAGCTTTACATAATACAAACATGCTGTATCATCAGTTGGAGTTTCTGGAAGCACATCTTTTACTGAACGCCATACACTAGGTGAAGGAATTGTTTTTCCTGTTTTTCGGTCTACATGCTCCTGTCCTTTAATTACATAGTTTCTAAATTTTTTTGGCATTAATTTTCTCCTTTCAATCATTCAGCCGAATTGTTTTCCTTATCATCTTCAATCGCTTTTCCAAGGCAAGCCATAACAGATGCAAAATCAAGCAGTATTTCCCTTTCTCTGATGTTTCTTCCATCTTTTTCGTGCCAATCTCCTACAATATAAAGTTCTGCATTTGCTGAAAGAATATCTGTTTTCATATCCCAGTATTTAATATGGATTTCATAAGCTGCATTTGCAGAAATTGGATTTACATAAATTCCTTTTGTTACTTCTTTCCAATCTTTTAAGTCAATTGATACCATCTATTTCTCCTTTCAAAACGGACATAAGTCCAAGTTAACTTCAAGTCCAGGTCTGGCAATCTGCACCAGGGCATCATCCCAAACCACTGCTTCTTTTATCTCTTTCAAAATCTGTTCCGGGTCAGCTGTTTCATTACTCAAATGCACCAATGTTACTGTCCGTAATGCTGCCGTATGGTTTGTATTCACCAAGCTTTTGCAAGTATCTAAGGAGCAATGCCCTTTAAGCCTGTGCGTGTAATTTTCAGCTGTTTTGTCAACCAATTCTTTACAATAGTTGCACTCAATAACCAAGTGGTTCAGTCGCATTGCTTTGAAATTGTATCGGCAAAACTCAAAGTCTGTCATGTACAGTAGCTTTCCCATTTCTTCATGTTCCACGATATACCCATAATTGAAACATTGAATAAGTTGCCCTGTGTCCTTATCCCTTGTAGTATGCGGCAAATAGAACGGTATTACAGTGAACGAACCAACCCGAAACGGTCTTTTCTCTGGAACTCCTTTCATCAATTCGCCAGTGATGATTTGCAGATGTTCCACGGTTTCATCATTGGTGTAAATCTGAATGCCTAAATTCATCAGATTTTTAAATGATTCACGGTGATCACCGTGTTCATGCGTTAGAAGCACGCCAGAAACATCACTTGTTCTGTAATCAATAGCTTTCAGAATGTCTTTGTATTTGCATCCGCAGTCAAGAAGAAGCATTTCTCCGCTGTTGGATTTCAAAACATAGCAGTTTCCATGTGTACTCCCTGTATTTACTATTCTCATGAACATTTTTCATCACCTCGCTTTCTGTTTATTTGTAGCTATTTAAAATTGAAGAAGCAGTTTCTCCAATCATATTTTTATCGTCCTGCTGATATGGAGGAGCTCCGCGCCATAATTCTTTCATATCTTTTAAATCTGTAGCCACCATTGCGTCCCTTATTAATTGAAGCTCTTTAAGCGATAATTCCACAGTCACAATGGAATCCCAATTTATTTTCTTTCTTCCTATTTCTTTCATACTTCATCATTCTCCGGGAACTGAAACACAATGTTTGCAGGCTCGAATTTCATATCTGGGCTGTTAACCATGGTTTTAATGATTCCGAAACCTCTTGCAGCCATTTTTATGCATTCTTCGTAATCATCATCGCTCATTTCAATGTTTTGTGCTAAAAACATTCCTGCATACACTTTATGCAAAGCTTTCATAGCTTTTTGGGCTTTTTCATCTGTCGAATAACGAGCCATGACTGTTCCTTTTTCACCTACCATTGGCACATATGCTCTTATGATATTTCCAGTTCTGCTTAATGATGTGATTTCATAAGGAACATCAATTTCCCCATTCTGACTTGCTAATCTCATTCCTACTCACCTCCGAAAAACGTTTCTCTCATATCAACAGGCTTATATTTTTTATGCATTAAAGCTTTGTTCTTTCTGGCTCCCTGTGGGTCATTGCAGACAAATGATTTGCATATCTCCGGTCTAACAGGGTAGATTGAACATTTCTCTTTTGCCTTATCGTCCATCAGAAACGGACAGGTTAAATCCATTAATGAAGCAGTGAAATTATGTCTGCATTCCTTGATATGGTGTTTGCGAATGTACCACTTAATCTGTTTGATTTCCTTGGATGATATCGGTATAAAATTTGAACAACACGAACCGCATTCTGAACATTTCCCATCTACCGTGAAATCATAAAGTCCGCTGTTCATATTGCTTACAACTTCTTTAATTGTTTCAATTACACTTCTACTCATGTCAGTTTTCCTCATTTACGACAATACCGCCGTGGATAATAACTCTCTTTCCGTCTGAATCATCAAAATAAACTTCATTTTCAGATTCGGAAACATCAAACTTCCCAGACCAGGACTTGATTTTACCGCCGTTGTAATCGTAAACAGTTACGGTACGGTTCAGACCACCGTTCCAATTACTTGAAAAAGATTTTACTTCCCTGTCAAAGCTTGCGGTACATCCTGTGATTGATACACAAGCTGTTACTGCTGCCGCAATAATCAATTTCTTTTTCATCCTACATTTCCTCCTGGCTCATAAATGACGGAATTTCTGTTTCCGCTGGCTCTGCTGCCGGAACTGTTTCTTTCTCTGATGTTTTTACGGTTTCGGCTACGGTTGGCTGCTTTGGCTTTTCTTCGATTACAGGGGAAAATGTTTCTGAATTTGCATTCTTTTTAATATCGTTTTCAACTGCTTTTTCCAGATCAAAAACCTTGTAGTCTGCATCTGCAATTTCGATAACTTCCTCTGTTGTATAAAGCCCATTTGAAAGTTCCGGGCAATTCATTCGAGAGAAGAAAGAAGCGGCCCTGTATCTAAGCATTACCTGTGGCATGGTTTTCCATTTTGAGCCATTCTTATTAACCCATCCTTCTGCCTGTGCCATATCCATTGTTACCTCAATTCCAGTAACCTTTCGCCCGTTCTTTTCTGTCCAGCAAGTGCAAGAATATGGTTTTCCGTTCTTATCTCGCTTTTCATCGAACTGTAACTCCATATCATACTTTCCAGAACTGTTAATCATAGCAATTAAGAAAGTGGCTCTCCATGCAGGTCTTCCCTGAATAACATCGAGATTCTGCATAACCGTAAGAGGGCTTGTTTTGAGCCTGTTTGCCATATCAATAGCAACAAGACCATTCGCATAATTTCCCTGGTACTCTTTTGGCACGATTGTTGAGCTTGCGAATGCCTTTGCCATCTGCGTTGCCATCATAAAGTTATCAGAACTTCCAAAAATCCCAAGGCTAAAATCAGTATTGTACTTTACTGGTGCCTTTGCCTGGTTCTGTGTTGCCGGTGTGTTGTTTGCGTTTGTTGTTTCTGCCATATCAATTCTCCTTTTCTATCTTTATTTGGATATTTTGAAATATTGCTCAATTATTTAAAGTTCTGCGTTATTAAATCCCGAACAATTTCAGAAACCTTTCTGTCTGTCCTGGTTGCTTCCTGTTCAAGCTTGTACATAGTCTGTTCATTTACCCTCACAGCAATAGTGCGGGGCTTTGGGTCTGTTGTTGGTCTTCCTGATGACATATAATCTCCTTTTTGTTTTCTAGTTGATAAATTGTTCTTAGAACCATTTTTTTAGTTTCTTCACACATAGGTTTTGACATTTTCTTACCAAGCCATCCAGGGGCATACCCCATTGCTTTAGACAGTTGGTATGATCTTAAATTTTTTTCTTTCATAAGTAATCTAATATCTTTGTTCGGTACTTCACGTTCCAATGATTGAGCATCCGCTTTTGAATTCCATGTTATTCTTTTTATTTTAAGAGGATCTCCTGTTGACCGAAAACGGTTATAGTGCAAATCACAATACCCTAGTTCTTTTACATACTTTCCACACCCTTCAACTTTACATATACTTCTTTTTCTTGGGTTTGCAAGCATATATTTTCTTAGAGATTCACCATGATTTAATGTGCTTGCACACTCTCTACTACATGTAACACTTTTTCTCCGCTGAAATACTTCATACGTTTTTCCACATACGGGGCAAACTCTATATCTTTCTTCATAGGACATTGGAATATAAATTCGCTTATTTGGATTCTCTTCTTTTATGTCTTTGCCTTGAGCAAAATATAATTCGCACCATTTTAAAGCAGCTAACTTTTGCTCTTTATTTGTAAAATGCCATTTATTAACAGTCAAAAGATTAAGCACTTTCCTATCTGTTAAATACAGATTTGATATATCGCAATTTAAACTGTTATTATCAAGGAAAACAATAATTTTCCCTTTTGGTATTTTCCCGTGATGTTTTTCCCAAACAACATGTTGTTTCATTTTATAATGCTGATGTTCTGATACATTCTTGTCATTATTTATTCTCACCATAATATAGTTTCCGCTTATATGCTCTGAACCAATTTCTGGCGGTGGCAAATTTCTTTTAATTCTATTGTCTGTGCAGTACATTTCTATCTGTTTTCTGGTTTTTCTTTCTCCGAATTTTTCATTAAATTTTCTAGTGGTTTCCTCATACGAAAAAAGCGGAAGTGTTTTTTGTAAAAATTCCTTTTGTTCTTTTGAAAATATACTGCCGCGCCCATCACAATCAATATATCCATGACGTTTTAATACAGAATGAAGATTTTTCCATTTTTTCGATTCCCCGAATGTAAAATTAAAAATATCTGTCATTTCTCTATAAGAACCATGCTTTTTGCAGTTTTTTTCTAACCACTTCAATTGCTCTTCTGTGTATCCACGCATACTTATTCTTCACCAACCATTTTTGAAATAATACTTTCTTTTCCAAGTTTTCCGTCAGAAATCAGCTTATCCGTTCTAAGAACAACATCTGCATTGTTAATCATCTGTTTTGCAAGTCTAGCAATCATATCCGATTTTTCGTTTTCTTTTTTTGCTTCCTCGCTTGTAACATCCATACTATTTGTTAATTCAATTCTTTCTCCTAAAATTTTTTGTAATTCCATTAATGTCATAATGTTCCCCCCTAACTGATTGTTTTAAATTTCTTTTATCATCAAATCTCCATCCGTAACTCTCAGAATAATCATCTGCCTGTCTAACATAGGAATTCTATCAATATTCACGGATTCGCTATCATCAATCCAAATCGGAAGATTCAGCCCATTCATTTCCTGTAATCCATTCAGCAAATCAACCTCGCAAAGAATTTTGTCGGAATGATTCAATCCGCTGTTGTAGTCGATTCCATTACAGATCATCTTGCAAGTTTCCACTGGATTTCCCTCAATCGTGTAATCAAGGAAACTGAACTGGAAATGCTTAAAGTATGGATTGATTTTCTCTGCCAGTGCTTTATTTTTCTGAATTGAGAAGTTAAGAACGGTGTCAATGTTTTTTTCAATATCAGCTTGAACTTGTCCAAGGCTTTTCAGTTCCTCATTCAGTTCGGCTACTCGCTTTTCTTTTTCTGTGACTGCTGCCTGTGCAATCTTAATGTCTGCATCCACATTGGAAATCTGTTTCATAACATTGCTGATCTGCATTCTTAATTCCTGTTTCTTTCCAGGAACATCATCAAATGATTTCAGTTTCTCTTCAAGTTCTGCAATTCTCGCTGTAACCGCAAGATATTCTTCATCATTTGTCATATCTACAGATTCTGGAAGCTCCGTAAATTTGGACTGTTCTTCCTCAATCTGCTTAGTGAGTTCAGCAACTTCATCCTGTGCCTCACTGATTTCCGACTGTAATTTGTTGATTTCCTCGTTAGTTTTCTTTAATTTTGCAGCGGAAGTATTTCCAAGGTCGCAGACATATTTAAGCTTTTCCTGCTTCTCCGATTCAAAGGATTCTTTTATTTTCAACTGTGCTTCAATTCTGGCTTTCTTTTTTTCTTCAAAGGAAGCTCTCAATTCGGAAATCTGTTCTTCTGGCAGTTCCTGTCCGCAGGTGGAGCAAATGGTATCAGAATCATTGAATGTTTCAGCTTCAATAGCTTTCAGTTCAGAATCATCCAACTCCATTTCTTTGATTCTCGGATAGTCCTGTCTGGCTCTATCCAAGTCAGCTTTTGCCTGTTGTGCTTCCCTTATGTGGTTGCCCAGTTCCATTCCAATAATACGAATGCTTGATTCCTTTTCTGATTTTTTTAACATAAGTTCAGAAACTGTATCAGAAATAAATTTTTGTCTGGCTCTTAACCATTCATTCGCCTTGCTAACCAGACCATCCCTGGAAGATTTCAAACCACGGATTTCATACGAAAGACTGTCATAGCCTTTTGCTGAATCTTCAAGAATCTGTTCCTGTTCTTCCAGTTTGGAAAGGTCCGCATTAAGCTCCTGTTTTTTGGATTCCAGGGAAGAAGTATCTTCTGCTTCAACAGTCCGATTGGTTTCATATGCAATCTCCGTGTTTTTGGCATCCACCTTTTTCTTTTGTGCATTCAGTTCTTTTCGGAGCTTCTTCAATGTATCTTCTACGGAATGCCCCTTTGTGATTTCTTCCACATGAGCGTACTGTGGATTCTCTTCCATAAACTGAGCAATATCGAAACCAGACATCTTTTCCAGTACCTTCCTGGATTCTGCTGTTGACTTCTGTAATGTATTCAGAAATGGTTTTGGATTACTGCACATCAGAAGTGTTGAAGGCTCCGCTATTGAATGGATGAACTCGGTATAATCCTTTAATTTAGCCGGGAATCCGTCAATTTCATAAGAAGTTTCATTTCCATCGAACACCTCTTCGTACTGTCCTTTTGGTTTTCTCCACTTCTGCTTTGTGATTTTGCGGATCACTTTTTCTTTCCCATCAATCGCAAGTGTAAGCTCCCTTACAACATCAACCTTTGGCACTTCCAATCCATTTTCTTTTCTGCGGATAGAAGTCGGTTCTGTACCATTTGCCATCTTTCCTGTCAGAACATCCAAATATGCGTCCTTTAATGTGGATTTTCCTTCTCTGTTTCTGCCGGAAATCTCTGTTCTTGGAAACAAATCTACAGACTTACTCGGAAACTTTTGGTAATTCTCCAAGTAAATTTTTTTCACTTCCACTTTCATGCTCGATTATCCTCCCTATTGATACCTCATATGCGGTTCTGATCTCTACTTCATCACCAGATAATTTTTTATGATAAATCCGGCTCTGGATTCTTCCGATTATTTTTACGAAATCTCCAACCTTGAAATCAGCAGCTTCTCTGGCTTCTTTCCACCATGCTATACATGGGATATAATCTGTTCTTCGCAAGTCATATTCATTGCAAGCAATCATCAAATCACAGATTTCTTTTCCTATTGGTGTTTTGCGGTAAATAGGCGGCTTGCAAAGATAACCTTCCAGAATGATTTTGTTTTCACCTTCTGCGCTCCAATCACCTTCTCCACACCAGATTGTTTCCGCTTTGATTTCAAGAATCAAATGTGACTTTCCATTTTCATGTTTGTTTGAAGAACTGTATCTCCCTTCAACGTAGACGTATTTTCCAATCTTTAAGCCTTCCGTCTGCTTTTCTTCAACAATTACCGGAAGTAAATCTACGTTCCCGCTGGTACGCTTTGCACCAATATAGAATCTTACGAATTTTTCTCCGTCCTTGAAAAACGTTCCTGGCTGAATATCCATTATTACGTCAAATATCTGAACTTCATTCTTATTATTCTTCATCCTCCAATTTCTCCATTTCTTTTACGGAAATCTCATATACACTTTCCGTTTCTTCCCCATTAACATAAACATCACGGCTCATTAGCCTGCCAGTTACTTTAATGTAATCATTCCTTTTAACGTCTACCGCCAGATCAGCACCTTTTCCCCATAAAGTGCAGCGAGTAAAGTCTGCTCTTTCTGAAAAGTCTCTTGGAATTGCCACGAAAAGATTTAAAACTTTCCTGTGCGTTACTGGCGTAAGTTTTGCATAAGGTTCTCTTGTGCAACTTCTGGCAATAAACTCTACTTCGTTTATATCACCCTCTGGAACCTGTTCTTCCAGGATTTCCACTTCGTCAGCTGCAATATAATTAACATTGTGGTGCTTATTTGGATTTTTAGAAATGTCCATGCTTCTGATTGCTCCTGTTACCACAACTTCTTTTCCGTTATAATCATTGTCACGTACAATAGAATCTTCTATAACGATTGGGAACATATCTACTGCACCACTTTTACGAATAACTGTCAGCATGAATTTGTAATAGTATCTTCCGTAATGTTCGTGGCTGAATACTATTTCCCCGGCTCTACCGGATAATCTTACTTTATTTAATCTTTGCATTTACTTTTCCTCCGTTCCTAATATAATAGGAAGAAACACTATTGAGAATAAGACTGTTGATATGAATAACACCCCGATAACATCAAATGATGTAAGCATCCATGTGATTGAGAAGATTACTGTAAACATCCCTATTCCTACAAATATTTCTCCTATTGTCTTTACCACCTCTTTCATTTTGTCCTCACTTTCTTCTGGATGTGGTTACTGCAAGTGCAGCTGCCAGAATAGCGATAATTACATTTCTTGCCATCAGCTTTTCTTCCAGATCAGCAATGATTTCACTGGAAAGTGGCTGATTTTCGCCATTTTTTTGCATAAAAAGTCCTCCTGTTATATTTTTGTTTGTCAAATACAGGAGGTTGTGTTATAATAATCCTGTATTTAACTAACTCGTTCTTAGTTAGATACCGTCCTGGTTGGTGTTACCGCACCTTCCAGGGCAACTTAATCTACTTCTACAAATTTTCCGTCTTTCAACATATAGAAAGTATCTTCTTTAATGTTTTCTCCATCTACTTTTGCTGATTTAACATCTACAATATGATATTCATTATTAATTTCTTTCCACTCAGCTAAAACAATAAAACATCCGATTTTTCCTTTAGCTTTTGATTCAATTCCTGTAGCTAACGCAATGCTTTCTTTTCCTTCGACAATTGCCGCTGACCGATTTCCGGTATTGGTTGCCGCTGACCGATATCCGGTATTGGTTGCCGCTGACCGATTTCCGGTATTGGTTGCCGCTGAATAATCTCCGGTATTGGTTGCCGCTGACCGATATCCGGTATTGGTTGCCGCTGACTGATATCCGGTATTGGTTGCCGCTGACTGATATCCGGTATTGGTTGCCGCTGACTGATCTCCGGTATTGGTTGCCGCTGAATAATCTCCGGTATTGGTTGCCGCTGACTGATTTCCGGTATTGGTTGCTTTATCATTTTCCCAATCAACTTGCTCTTTTATATACTCAACGCCAGCTTTGATAATTCCGGCAATTCCAATTTCTGCTTTCACGGAAATTTTCTTCCCAACTCTCTTACTATCATCATGTGATTTCTGATCGTTCGCTTCAAGATCAACTTCACAATATCTGGAATCTGAAGGAGGATAATAATTAAATACATCCATCGGGTATTCGCAAGCATGGAATCCATAACTACAAATGTTTGCTTTTTCTTCTGTGTATTCTTTTCCAATTTCATACTGGAAATCTCTACACTTTAAGTCTTTGTCAAAGCCTTTAAAACATTTCATTTTTCCTTTTCCTCCTTCGATTCTTCTACATCAAGTCCAAGCATTCTAAATGCCATATCCTTTGTGAAATCATAATCTCTCACATTATTCGCCCATGCTTCAAACGCCTTTAATCTTCCAACCAGAAGTGCATACTCTTCATTGACATTCTCTGGAATATAATCTGTACTCTTATTTTCTCCCATGTTTTCCTCCTTATCATTCTGACCGAATAATGCTGCATACGCTGCACCAACCAACATTCCTGCTAATTCAGGCTTTTTCATAGCTTCTCCAACAGCTTCCATAAACTTCTTGTCAAGCTCTTCTTCACTCAAAAGTCCTCGTTCAAAAACCTCTCTAAGCTGCTCGTTTACTTCTTCCTCTTTTCCACCATCTTTCATAAACATCTCTTTGATTCTGTAAGTAATGACTGCGTACTCTGCAAGAATATCAATACCTTTACCAGAAATTTCAACTAAGCCTTTATCAAATTTAATCATGTTGTTTTTCCTCCATGTTTTCTTTTATTTTCCCCTTCTGAATGGTATAATGTTCACAGAAGGGAGGTGTTAAAATGTTTCTACAAATAAAAGTTTCTTGTAACTGTCGTTGTAGCTACTACTTGAATGAAGCAATAAGTGCGGATAAAATTTCGTGTCCAAACTGTGGCAAAGAACATCCGTATTCAAAAGAAATTCTTTCAATGCTTCACACTGCAAAAGAAATTCAAGATGTAACTGACAGCACAGATGCTTTAGGTGTTAATACCATTAGTACCACTGTTATTCCTTTGGTGTAATATATGAAGCTCCTTCAACGACCAACTTCATAAATTCCAAAAAACCTTTTGCTTCGGTAACGGACAGATGGCATTCGGCAATTTCATCCTTTACCTTTTTGTAAAGTTCATCTGCTTTCTGTCCGTTTCTTCTTCTGAACTCTAAATATTTCTGTCCCTCATAACTTGACAACTTTTGATTTAAATATTCTTCAACATTCATTATGTTTTTCCTCTCCTAACTTGCCATTTCATTTCCCAAAAACTTGTTAATAAAATACAGTTGTCCTTTTCCAGTAACTTTTGTGGTTCTCGTTACTCTGACACTTCCGTCTGGATTCTGAACACTGGATTCCTTAACTTCAAATAGCCCTTGTTCAATGTATCTCTGCATTGGCATATTGTAACTTGCACCAGACTTCATCAGATATCCGTTTTCTCGCATCCACTGGAATAATCTCTTCTGTCCTGTCTGGACACCGTTCTGGCAAATTAACTTTGCAAGATCACCAATAAGGATTGAAGTGTGGCTAGTTGATACCGCATCAGCAAAAATTGTCTTTGGTCTGTCGGCTTCGATTTTCTCCACAAGAGACTTATTTGTGTCTTTAAGCTTGGCTATTGTCTGGTCTGCCATCTTTAGTGCTCTGGCAAATATCTGCTCTGGCGTGTTCCAGGCTTTTTCCAAATCAATAAGGCATTGCCGGCATTCTCTTCCTTTATCAGTTCTACTCATAAGACAGATGTGTTTTGCCATGTCTACTGATAAAAAATAATCTTGTATTTCTCTGTGTGCTCCATTGTTTACAACCGTACCCGAAAGTACACTTGTAAAATCCTCGTTTTCTACAAACCCTTGTGAGTTTGTCTCAAACCACGCAGAAAATCTTTTGCTGACTTCAAGTGCCTTATAAAGCTCTCTTGCCGATACCGTAGGCTGTTCGCCGTCATAATTAATTGGTATTAATTCGTTCATTAGTCTCCTTTCTGTGATATAGTCTCCTTTAGGAAGGAGGTGTTAATTTGAAAAGCTTTGATGATTTTTAAAAAACTGTTGACATGGAAAAACTAATCACCCCAACAGTTAGCACGATCGAAAATACAGATAATTTTGTAACTGTCATTACTGGATTATCTACCTCGATTGCCGTTAATCTTCTACGTCAGTATCACGAATGGATTTCTGAACAGCAGAAGTAATTCCATCAAAAACGCATTCTGAAACAGTCTTTCCATCAATTTTTGCTTTAAAAGTTTGATTTGCTTCAGATGCATTCAGTATTGTTCTCATAACATAGAGTACATCATCGAAGGAAAACTTTACTTTGCAAATTATTCCGCTTTTTTTAAATTCAAGTTCTGTAATTGATTTCTTATCGAAAGAAATTTCTTCATACATTTCAAACGGCATATGTAACACTGTTCCGTTTTTGAATTTCACAATAGTTTCGCCAGGAATATTCACCACCTTACCTTTCTTGCATTGAAAATATTTTTCCTATGTGTTAAAATTATTTCATACCCAAATAATGGGCAATGAAAGGAGTTGTTTGCTTTGACCCAACTTTTGAAT